GACACCATCATGGAAGGCCTGGGTGGCCTTGGTCATGGTGTCCCTGGTGTTGCTCAAAGCCATGATAGGGTAGCCCTCATCCTCCAACTGCTGGAGTGGGAACTCCCATCTGGACGGGTCAGCCGCTACTTCACGGACATTGTAGATGGAGCAGGCAGCCCTGATGGCATCCAGGACCTCATCAGCCGGAGTGGACCAGTGAGGGTCACCCACAGGGGCCTCCCACACTCCCACAGGCTGGATGTGCAAGTCAGAGAGCCTCACAGCCACCAGGGCAGTGGAGTCACGCTTCCAGGCACCATCAAAGCCCAAGACAACCTCATCACGGTCAGCCAGAGGGGCATCCAGGTTGGTCAAAGCATCCCAGACCCCAGTGCCAAACCATGACTCCTGTGTGGCAGTCCAGCCATTGAGCCTGAAGCGAACAAACTCAGACTCAGGCATCTGCCGAAACTGAGACTCAAAGTCCTTCTCTGACAGAATGATGTCAAAGGAAGGATTGAACCTCTTCCAGGCAGCCCTAGAGCCAGGGTCAAACTTCTCACCCTCCCTAGGGCCAAACCACTTGAAGCCAAAGGAAGAGTCAACCTCCTCACCAGACTCAATGCGCCTGCCAAACTCATACATCAGACCCAGAGGACCAGAGAGGTCATAGCCTGCAGTGGAGATGACCAAGGTCAGGGGCTCATTGCGAGCACCAGAGCCAGTGGTCAAAGCATCATAGAGCTTGCGATTCTTGAAGACATGGTACTCATCAATGATGACAGTGGAGGGGTTGAGACCATGAGACAGAGCAGCGTCAGCAGACACCACACGGTAGGAGCCACCATTCCTGGTACAACGGATCTCATTGGCCAGCACAGTGCACACAGAGCGCAACTCAGGGGAGCTGAGCACCATCCTGCGGGCCTCATCAAAGACCAGACGGGCCTGCTTGCGGTCACCAGCAGCACCAATGATCTGAGGAGCCTCATCAGCCCCATCAGCCACCAGCTGATAGATTGCCAGAGCAGCACCCAGGATAGACTTGCCATTCTTGCGAGGGATGCCCAGGAGATAGGTCCTGTGGTGCCGTCTGCCCTCCTCATCCAGCCGGTAGATATCATCAATGACATCAGCCATCCAAGGCATCACCTCAAAGGGCTGCCCAGCAAAGGAGCCACCCAAAGTCAGGAAGGTCTCAATGAACTCCACCACAGCAGGGCCATCAGTCTTGAAGTCAGTCATCAGGCCCCTCCCAGAGTCTCAAATAGGTCTCAAGTGCCACTTCTCGTCCTGGATACTAGGGCCAGCACCCCCACACTCACCTGATAGGGCACGCTCCAGAGGCACAGTCCTCAAGGGCCTGGCCCAGCTCATGGTCAGAGGCAGCCAAGTAGGCCTCCTCTGAGATAGGAGTGTATGGGCTCTGAGGCCTTGAGTGGTTCGGCATGAGCGTGGTGCCCTTCAGATGCGGCAAGACGGCCCTGAGGGCCTCCTGGAGGCTCTCCAAGGACATCTCAGGGTCAAAGTTGGCAGTGAAGGACACGGCATTGTCAGCAAAGTGCTCCTGGAAGAAGGCCTGAGTCCTCAACATGGTCTCAAGAGGCACTTCTGAGGCCTGCTCAATCAATTCCACAGGGAAACGCTCCACAATCGGGTCCTTGACATGGTGGACAACCACTTTGGTGGCATTTGAGTAGATACAATCCTCAATTTGGAGCCCCAGGACCCCAAATGCCAGCAGAGACGGGTCATTGTCAGCATACCTGATCCTGCGCTCATAGAATCGAGCAAAGACAGGGTGAGCACCCTCAGTCACACCAGCCAGCTTGGCTGTGGTGCCAGTGGGAGCCACGGTAGTGGTCTTGATCGGGGCAGGGATGCCCAGCTCAGCAGCATAGGAGGCAGCCTCATCCTGGGCAGCGTAACGGTAGGCCTCAAGCTCATGGGCCAGAGGCTCAGACTTGTGGATCTCAGAATATCTCACACCACGCTCAGCAGCCCACTCCTGGGTGCCAAAGATGCCCACACCAATCCGACGATTGGCACCCTCAATGGCTGCCTGACGAGGGTCAGTGATAGGGGCACAAGTAGCCCTCAGAAGGAAGCGGGCCATGAGCCGGAAGATGACCTCAGCCTCAGCCGGGTCACTCTTGTGGATGCTTGCCAGGTTCACAGAGCCCAGATTGCAGGCCTCAAAGTCCTCCAAGGCAATCTCACCACAAGGATTGGTAGAGCGGACATCCCCACGCTCACCCACGGAGGCAGCAGATGAATTGAAGAAGCCAGGCTCCCCATTGTGCAAAGCCATCTCAGAGACCAGCTCAAAGACCTTGGTGGCATGCTCCTCACCCATGTTGAGGGCCAGGAAGAAGTCCTCATCCACCTCCACGCTCAGGTTGGTGGTCCAATGCTTGGAGTGGTCAGCCTTGCAGCCGATGAAGTCAAAGATGTCAGGGTCCTGCCAATGCAAGATGCTCATGCGAGCAGAGCGCCGGACATTGCCAGAGATGACACAGGCAGCCAGAGCATGGTCAATCTCCATGGCAGCCAAAGGGGTCAAAGTGTTGCCACACCCACGCAAGACGGCAGCAGTATCCTGCAGGGCAGTGATGAGAGGGCCAGGGCCAGAAGCCGTGCCCCCAAACTGCTTGATTGCGGAGCCACGAGGGCGGATGTCAGAGACATCAAAGACCAGGATGCTCATGCTGTCCGTGGTGAAGGCATCCACCATGATCTCAAGAGCCTTGACCCAGCCCTCACGAGAGTCTTCCACACGGTAGGCCACACCAGACCCAGGCACTACAGTTGACAGCTGAGTGTCAAACTCAGCCAGGTCAGGATGGTCAGGACGGCAGATGAAGTCCACAGAGGTCTTGCCAACGACAGGAGGCATGCTCTCAAGGTACTCAGAGGAGTAGTTTGACCCCACACCTCCACCCTTCATCAGCTCAGAGAAGAGGAAGCCAAAGTGGTCAGAGAGCTTGGAGCCCCAGCCAGCCCTGTGACAGTTGCGAGAGTAGGGACGGTCAGGCACCCCTGACACCCAGAGATGACGGCCAGCAGGGATGGCACGGAAGTGGTAGATGATGTCAAAGAGATGGTCAGCCTCACCAGGGAGATGATGCTCAGGACCAACCAGGCCCAGATTGCCATGCACCACCCTGCGCACAGTGTCAGCCCAGGTCTCCATGGACCCATCAGGCTTGGGCCTTGAATAGGTGCGCTCAAAGATAGCCTGGCCCTGAGGGCCCCAGGCTGGTGCATCCAGCATTGTGTCAAATATCGTCATTGTATCCCTCCAGGGAGACAGGGGCCTCCAGGAAGGGGCCCTGGAGCACCCTAGCGGCAGACCACAAGGGCCCAGGGCAGTGCATACATCAAATTGAGAGCATGCCCCAGGAGCGTCCTCCTTGGGGCCTTCTGGAGCAGAGCCCCAGGCGCATGGTCCCCAGATGTCTGGGTGGCCACGCTAGTCTTTGCGATTCTTCTTCTTCATGAACTCATCAAACTTGGAGTCAGCCTCCATGGCAGCGATGCCAAGCCGGGCACGGGCCTCAGGATTGAGCCCCAGCACAGCCTCACACTTGGCCATCTCAGCATTGGCCTCCTTCACGACAGAGAAGAGAGGATTGACCCTCTCCTGACCAGTGGAGCCCAGGGTGATGAAGTTGGTGCCCAGCTGGGCACGGGCACTGTGGGCCATCTCATGGGCCTGACAATATCGAGTGATGACATAGACATCACTCACAGGGTCAAAGGCACGCTGGCCCCAGTCCCACACAATGTGCCAGATGGATTGACCCAGCTCTGTCAACTCAGCAGGGGCAGCCGGAGCCACCCACGCCTCAACCGGGGCAGGGCCAGGGTCCTTGGGCACAAGGCTGACACGGGCATTGCCAGAAGGATCAGCAGCAGGTCTCATATCATGGCCTCCCCTGCCAGTTACCATCAGAGCCATTCTCCCTGCTCTTCTCAATGTGCTCACGGATCATGTCATGATAGGGCTGCTCAAAGACATCAAAGGTCACAGTCTC